ATGCAGGGCAGTGTTAAAAGGACGGAAAAATCCGAAAACATCAAAGACGTGTATGTTGAGTTCCAGCGCAAAAATCAACTAAAAAATCTGTCTAAATACACAATTTGGTATTATGCAAACACGCTAAGGCCGTTTTTTAACTATCTTTCGGGGGTTGGAATCAGCTCTATTAAGCAGGTAAATCGTAACGTAATCGGGGACTATATTTTAACGCTTAAAAATAGACACCCGAACGCCATTACTGTAAATACGCATATACGCGCTGTCAGGGCATTTATGTATTTTGGAATGGATAACGGGTATTTGCCTTATTTTAAGATTTACACGCTGAAACAGCCCGAAAAGGTAATGCAAACCTATTCGGACGCCGATGTAAAAAAGCTGATAGCAAGGCCAAATCTTAAAACTTGCAGTTTTGTAACCTACCGTAATTGGGTGATGGTCAATTATTTTCTGGAAACAGGAAATCGCCTGAGGAGTGCACTCAATATCCGCGTCGGAGATGTGCATTTTCCTGAACGCAGGATTACAATTCGCGCGACTAAAAATCGGGCTGAAATTGAAACGCCAATCACGAAAACGCTGCAAAGTATCCTACCTCCTTATATAAGTGCGTGGGGATTAAGGGACAGCATGTACCTGTTTCCGAGTGTAAAGGGCACACAAATTACACGTAATGCGGCAGAACAGGCGATACACAACTACAATCTAAGCCGTGGCGTTAAGATAACATCTATCCATGCGTTCCGCCATACATTCGCACGCAACTATATTGTAACAGGCGGTTCGGCCTTTAAGCTGCAATCGCTTTTAGGGCATAAGTGCCTTGAAGAAACGCGGCATTACGTCCATCTGTTTGGCACGGATTTAGCGTGCGATATAGACGCACACTCTGTGATAGAACGCCTGAAACTATCACAGCCAACTTACCAGTTTAAGAAAAGCAATAGGCGCAGATAATAATAAAGTGTAAATAAAACAGCTATCGCAAATGTGATAGCTGTTATTTTTATAATCTTCCGCTGTAGCTTAATAAAAATACATTGGCGTATCTCTATCATTAATTGAATTACTTTGCCTCCTGCACCGACTCCTGCCATTACTCAGTAAATACTTAGCTCTTTGTCTATTTCTTTTGTTTTCGCTATGCTCCACACACCAATTAATACCCTGTATTCCAAGACCAACTATCATAGCTGCAAAAAACATAATTATACACCCTTCTCTATTAAAATATAATATATATTGTGCTATAGCTCTTTTGGTTACAGTTTGCGCGTATGCACGAATGGCAAAATTAGGTTGCTATAATTATGCTCCATTATAAAGCAAATTGCAATACATTTAAACATAAATTTTTAAAAATTGTAAACTTATTAACTCATTTTGGTTGACAATTAGCCATAATTTTTTTTGCTGTTCTCAATTTTGACCACGAACAGCGAGTATGTTAAAATGGGCTGAGAAAAACCGCCCCACACGAAAGACAAACATGGAACGGGAACAAGCGGTATGTAATAATGTTGCAAGTGCTTCATCTCTGCATGAATTCCAATAAATGGGTTCACTGCCCTATTAATCAAGGCAAACAGATTAATAAAATGAATGAGTTATCCAAAACACTTATTTTGTATAACTCACATTGTGCAATGTGTACATCAAACACCAAAATAATCTACTTTTATATGTTAATATAGCTAAAAGCAATATGCCATACACCATATATAGTATTCTTGACCTGTACATTGAACAAGGTACCTGTTGGATTGGTCAATATCACAATGAGCGCAATTGATGTACAGTGGAACTAAATATGGAGTATTTATTCAAAGGCGGCTAAGCCGACAAGAGCGAAGGCGGGTTACACCATGTGCGCTCGCTTGTGAGTATGGTTTATAATATGTATATATTTCACATAAAATATAGATAATATGAACCCCCATTATGTAAAATGACCACACAGCTAATACACTTTTTTTCTGCCAAAAAAAATAGGCCAAAACTTAGTAATTATCAATCTAAACGCTAAATGGCGCAAAAAAAAATAACAGCTACCGCAAAAGCGCGATAGCTGCTATCCTGCTTAACGTTATGCGATTTTCTTAAGACCTTGCTCAATCGCCTTTTTTTCGCTGTCTGTCAAACATATATTAGCAACTGCTTCTTGCGTATTCTTTCCACTCAAATCTTCCATTTTTGCATATGTTCCAATATAGTAATTCCGTTCGCCATCTGTGTCATCTATAAGCAAATGCAATCTTACAGGTTGAGGCCAAATAGCATTTATTCCATATTTATCTGTTAATGCACAGAATACAAACTCAAATAGAAGTTTTTCATTTTTTGCTTTAATTAATGGAATTCGTAAAAAATCACATTCTCCATTCGCAGTAATGCACGATTTGTCTATGTGTCTTAAATCTAATTTATCCAATGTGATCTCAGGACGCAACTCATCAAAATCGGTTTTATCCATGTTGTCCTCGCGAACTGTTTGCTCTGCCATATTCTATACCACCTTTCAATTTTCAAATAGTATACTCTGCTCCCCGGCAAAGTGCAATATTTTTAAACATGACTATGTTAAAATTATATTCAACTTTCGTAGTTTTCTACGAATTCATCGAAAACTTAGTAATCTCTTATAAAATCCGACCTAACTCCGCGCCCCATGAAACGATACTGCCCGTGCAACTTATTTCTGAATTCTAATGATTAAACTAATAAAAATAACATAAGAAAGGGGTTTGACAATGGCACTTAAAGTATTAGATCGATTAAAAATAGAACTTAACAACAAACAATATTATTCCGACGACACGTATGCAATGTACCTGTCAGAGAATGGTCTGACTGCAACTGATGTGTACGATCATGCAACCATGAAAAAAGCGCTATACCAAACTGTCTACGATATCCTCAGCTCACTTGCAAATGACGTTGATCTGTTCCGCTCGGTGCAAACGGAATTTACAAACACAAGCCAAGCATACAGGTATTTACAGGCGCGGCTAAACGATATTCAAGCTAAAATCACAAGTATTCCAGATGATAATTCTATGGGCGAAAATTCTAATTTTGGATTCTTATTTCACGATTAAAGAGGTGATAATATATGTATAATACGCTTTTTACGGCTTTTACTGATACGCTTAATCGTGAGGGCAGAATTGTAAATGATTACGCTACTAATTTGCCTTATACCGTAATATTCAGGCGAAACAATGACAAGAACTCATTTAAAAACCGCACAACAATATATTATCCCACAACGGCTGATATTAAGCCGGGACAATTATTGTGCTATGCTGATGATACTTATATCGTTATCAATAAGGAAACAGCGGAAAACGGTGTCTATTATAGATCCGACTTGCTTAAAACAAACGCAACAATCATAAAGTTTGACGGCCCAACTGAATACTCTGTGCCCGTATATGCAGGTGATGTTAATTCTGCTTTTTTAAACAGCGGGGAAGTTATTTCCGTCGTGGACGGCAATGTTGAAATGATTACCACCGATAATGATTACACCTCAAAATTTAAAATTGACGATGGATATTATGCTATCGGAAATTACTGGAAACTAAACAATATATTCCACAAAGACGGTGTGCTATATCTATACAGCACGGTTGATGCGTACCCTGCCGACAGCGCTTTAACGCTCACAATTCAAGCCGACGAAAGTTATAAGATGGGAAGCACCGCGACACTTAAAGCCGATGCTAAATACGGCGACACGATAATTAGCAACGCCCGAATCGCATGGAGTGTAGATGATCCTGCTGTCGCTGCAATTGGGTCGGACGGCACATTAACCTGTATTGCACAGGGCAGCGTAATAGTCACCGCAACATGGGTCAGTCAAAATATAAGCGCGACAAAGACAATCACGGTTGATACACCTGATAATTACGCACTTACAATTACAGCAGATGATACCTATACTACGGCTGATACTCCTACAATTACGGCAACTGCACAGAAAAACGGCACAACAGATACTACTGCTACTATTACGTGGGAGTCATCCGATCCTGCTGTCGCCACGATAGACGGCACCGGTAAAGTTACATTTTTAGCGGCTGGAAGCGTCACATTTACCGCGATTTGGACAGAACAGTCGATCAGTGCGACAAAGACAATCACGGTTGAGGAAGGCGCGAGCGGCACCTGCAATATTGCTCACAACAGCGGCACGTTGTATGAACCGAAAAGTGTTTGCAGTTTAAAGGTAGGCGGAAGCGAAATGCCGTTTAATGCAGTATTTAAAGACGCAAACGGCAACGTGCTTACTGAACTAACTCCATCGTGGACGCTAACTAATCTTAGCGGGATTACAGCAGACGATATAGTAGTTACTTATGATACTGCCAATTACCCGCTGAGGGTATATCTTAACATTGTAGATCAGGAGGAGCTTGTCGGAGCGACCTTTACACTGCACCTTGTTGACAGCACAAACACGCTTACTCCTTGCGATCTGAATTGCAGAGTGGATCTAAAGTTTGTCCTAAGCACAAAGCAAATATGTATAGCACAAATCGAAATTGAAAACGTCCAAAAAGGCAGTATCCATGCGGGTTTCGGGCTTTTTTACTGTACCTTTATATATACAGTGTGGAAAGAGATAATCAAACTACCCGATGCAAAGAATGTCAACATAAAAGGGATAAAGAGAATCAAAATAAGAGGTATAAAAAATGGTACGATTCTCATAGAACCTAACGCTAACAAATCGAAATTGAAATTTCTTAAAAAGTCAATGTTCATAAGGGTTTATGGTTTTTTATTTTGTACCTTTATATATACAGTGTGGAAAGAGATAATCAAACTACCCGATGTGAAGAATGTTATAAAAAATGGCGTAGAAAACAGAAAACAGATGAAATGAGAAAGTTAAGAAATAAATTTGTGGTCAGCACAAATTAAATAAAAATTTCTCAAAAAGTCAGTAACCATGCGGGGTTCTGGCTTTTTCTTGTTCCCTGTATATATACAGTGTGGAAAGAGATAATCAAACTACCAGATGCAAAGAATGTCAAAGAAAAGAAACTCAAAGAATAAAAAGAGAATGGAAAAGAAAATATGATAGAGCTAAAAAAGTAGAACGCACAAATCAAAATTAAAATTGCCCAAAAAGTCAATGTTAATAAGGGTTTTGGGCTTTTTCTTTTGTATTCTTGCTTTTTCATAAAACGTCTATTTTTGGCTTGTGGCCTATGTTTTTTGGTATTTTATAAAAATTCAGTTTGTCGTCTACTATGGAGGAAATGAATATTTTTTATTTTATTACAAGGTGTTATTTGACTTCTCTCCCCTATTGGAGTTGAAATATATTTTTTTCAGCGTGAAAAGCAAAGATTGAATATAAAATCCGGACAGCACAAATTAAATAAAAATCTTTAAAAAAGTCAACGCTCATGCGCTTTATCAGCGTTTTTAAAAATCTCTAACTTAGGGATGGTATATGGTAAGTTAAAAATTTAAAAATCAAATTAGAAAGGTGAAATCGTCAAATGAAGTACAGGCGAATTAATGACTATACCTCCATAGGGGAAGATAATAAAACTATAAAGATAGTGATTAACAATGTAATTTACAAATCATGCTCTATGTGTGGTCGCTATTTTCCCGTCACTGGACACAATTCAAAGTATTGTCCGAATTGCAGGAAAAAAGCAAATAGTATGAAAACAAGTTTAAGACAACAACAACATAAGTTTAATGGGATAGAATCTGATAACTAATGTTTAGGGATCAGATCCTATAACAGGAAAGGTGATTATAATATATGAGTGAAGAAGAAACGATTACTATGACTAAGGATGAATACAGCAAAGCAATTCAAAGTGCGGAGGATAAACTTAGGACTTCATATTCCAAACAGATTAAAGAACTTCAAGCTAAACTTCCTCATGAAAAATCAGATGAGGAAAAGGATTATGAAGATCGTTTATCTAAGCTGGAAGCAAAGGAAAAAAGATTAAATCTCATTGATTCCCTTACTTCTAAAAATATTGATAAATCATTTGCCGATTATTTGAAAGACGATGTGGACGTTGAAAAGTTTGGAACTGCTATTGATAATCTTGTCAATGCAAAGTTATCAGAATTAGGATTTAAACCTTCCGGACACAGCAATAATACAGAAATTTCTAAGGATAAATGGAAGAAAATGAATTATCACGAAAAACAGGATTTTTATGAAAAGAATCCAGAACTTGCCAAAAAGATGATGGGACTTTAATTCCAATCAAACACAAACAATTTTGATAATATGAAAGGATGGTTTTACATATGGCAACTATTTTTATTCCTGAAGTATTCTCTGATGCACTAAACGAAAAACTTGGTACTACTCTAAAATGGGGTTCCATTTCGACTGACGCAACCGCTATGGTACCCGAAATCAAAAACTACGGTGATACTGTCCATTTCCCAAAGTTTAAGCGGACAGCGGTTGTAACAACTCCGCAAAAGGGCACGCCTATGACACCTGCGGAAATTGATATGAGCGACAGCACGGCAGAGGTAAGATACATTGCATCTCCTTTCCGCGTCTATGATATTGACAAGGCGCAGATTAAAGGTGACGTCCAGAACCGTGTGATTGAACAGATTGGCGATGTCATGGCAAAGAAAGTTGACACCGACCTTGCCGCTGAAGCAGATAATACAGTTTTTAAATCGCCGACCGACGCGGCTGATAATATCACAAGCGCTGAGTTGCAAGCCGGGTTTGATAATTTCGGCGATGATGTCGATACGGATTCTTTTGCCGCAATTGTAATTAATCCGCGTCTGCGCTCCAAATTTGCAGGCATGGACGAATTTACAAATGCAGCGCTTACATATCAGACCACCGACAACGGCATTGTCCGCAATGGCGTAATCGGAAAGTATTTCGGCGTGCCTGTAATTTGCACGGCAAACGGCACCTACGACAGCACCGCAGGCGAATGCAAGACCTATATTGTCAAGCGCGGCGCATTATCTTACGTTTTCC